AGGGCCTGGACATATTCTTAGAGTTATGAGGATGAAAGCAATGATGGAATATCCTAGTAAAGAAAGATATGCTAAGCTTTTATTTAATGACATTAGTAGCAAATGCATTTTGTTTGCTAATACTCAGGCTCAAGCTGATAGACTTTGCAAGTATAGTTACCATAGTAATAACTCAGAATCTGAAGAAAACCTTCAGATGTTTAAAGAGGGTCAGATTAGTAAACTTTCAACTGTATTACAGTTGAATGAGGGTATTAATATACCTAATCTTAAGCAGGGTATCATAATGCATGCTTATGGTAATGAAAGAAAAGCTAGTCAAAGAATAGGTAGACTTTTACGTTTAAATCCTGATGATAAAGCAATAGTACACATACTATGTTATGTAAACACTATTGATGAAAAATGGGTAAAGGATGCATTAGAAGAGTTTGACCAAACTAAAATAGTTTGGAAAAGATTTAATGTCAATTATTAAATCTAAAAAGTTTAACATGGAAGATTATACTAAAGATGATATAATCATAGCTCTTTCTAAAATTTCAAAGAATTCTAGACAAAGAGTGCTGGTTGATCAAAGAAGTTATTTGATTGGTCTTTTAGCTTATCGGTTCATGATGACTGAACATGGAATTGCTGATATTACAGGATTAAAAAGAGATAAGATTAATTACAATAAAAAATTAGCACTTCAGTTTTGTAATGACAAATCTTACAAAGAAAACACTTATGTTATTGCTCAATTATTTCCTTTTGATTTTGATGTTATTGAAACATCAAGACCTCACAGGTTAAAAAGAATTGAGTTAGATGTAGATCAAAAATTGTATAATAAGTTAAAAGCTGTTGGTTCAATACTTGGTCACAGTGATGTAAGAACTACAGTTAAATTATTTTTAGAAAAAAGTATAAAGCTATGGGAAGAATGAAAGAATTCTGCATTGACTTAATTAATGCAAACGAAGGTATACCAGAAGGTATGACTATAGCAGATGTTGCTAGAATGAAAGAATTAGAAATGTACAACTGGGAAGAGTATGAAAGAAGACAAAAACAAATTGAATTACAATACTACAAATCACAAAATCCAGGAGAGGCTGCAAAGATTGAACAGTCAGAAAAAAAGTACTCTCCCAACTACGGAGAAGCCAAAGACAAAAAAAGTGAACAATGAAGAAGGGGACTAAAAAAGGATTACAATGTCCTAAATGTGAAAAGGGATATTTATCTGACAAAATTTGTGTAGAAGAATATCATGATTTATTTTTTCAGTGTACTTACTGTGAATATACAGTTTCAGATTTAGATTTGGAAGCTGAAAGGCTATCTTCATTATATCTTAAGGTTATAACGTTTATAATAGGTTTGATATTATTAGGTTTTTCTAGTATTTGCTATTTATTAGATGAATACTTGAGTTTGCAAACAGTAATTTTAATTGGGTTAGCACTTATTATTTTTGCAATGAGCTTCTTTACTAAGATAAAGTAGCTTTTAAATGATGCGTTCACCTCCAACCGCATAATTAAACAGATGAAAGGTGTATAATCTGTCTTTATTTAAAAAAAGCAAAGATGAAACAAGAAACACTTGAAGAAGCTGCTGAAAAGTATGTAGAAGAAGACAACAACAATAGGTACTATAATGATTTTATAGCAGGTGCTAATTACCAAGCTGAAAGAAGTTATAGTGAAGAAGAAGTTATAAGAATAGCAAGAGAGTCTTATGCAATGGGTAGAAATATTGTTTTAGTAGGTGCATTTAATAAATGGTTAGAAAAATTTAAAAAGCAGTAGATGAACGCTATTAAGGTAATTGAGCTACGGGCTCAGTATGAAGTTCTTTCTCATATTGAAGAAATGTTTGTACCTAAATCTAAACATAAAGTTGCTAAGTATGTAGACAAGAAGATGCGGGAAATACTGAAGGAATTGGAAATTAAAAACTTTAAATCAAAGTAAGATGAAAGTGAAATTCATAACAGGAAGTTGGACAAATGATGATGTTGATTTGTTGCCAACAGTCAAATTGAGGACAGGTAGTAGATATTACATGGGGCATCCAGCAGCAATTAAGATTAGAGCCACAAGTATTGCATTATGTTGGTTGAAGTGGGGTGTTATGGTATCATTTGGTAGAACCTTTAAATCAGAGTAAGATGCCAGATATAAGTTTGTGTAAGAATGAAAACTGTCTTCAGAAGAAAACATGTTATAGATTCACAGCTGTTCCACATATACGTCAAGTATATGGTGATTTTAAGCCTGATGAAACAGGTAAGTGCGAGTACCATATTTATAAACCAAAAAAAGAAGAAGAATGAAAAAGTTATTGAATTATTTATTTAGTGATAAAATGTATTTTATCCTAGTAGTATTATCAGGTGCATATTTTGTACACAGAGGTAATTACACTATCGCCTTTATGGAGTTAGTACTTATTATTATGTTACTACTTAAAAAAGATAAAGCATGAAAAAGAAAGTTATCATCAGCAGTACAATAGCAGTAGTACTAATAGTAGTAGTACTTGCTATTAATGAAAGAAACAAAGCTGAAGCAGCTAGAAAGTCTAATGATGCATATATTGATGCTCTTAACAAGAGATGGCAAGAAGAAGATGCATACTTTGAATCACTTAAAAATAAATAAGATGAAAACATTTTATGATATGCGGGGCAAATTTAATGTACATGAGCCTAAAGAGTTTGTTCCTTTACAAGCTAGAGTAATCTGGAAAACAAAGACACACTTTTTAATTAAAGTACCTTTAGAAAATCAAATTAATAACCTTAGAGGTTATATTGTTATACCCAGAACCATATACATTTACAAGGTATATCTTGCTGAAGGTTTACTTGATGGACTAAAAACACTATTTAATAATGGTCAACCTGTTCCTAAAAAACCTAAGCTTAATGATTTGCTATGAAGATTTTAAAAGACTTTAATGAAAAATGGTATTTTTTAGGAACTATTGTAGGAATACTTGCCGGTATAACTATTGGTTGGTTTATGTTTTATTCTCCTGAAGAAAATATCATAGTTGTAGAAGAACCTAGTATTATTGATACTACAACTGAAATAACAGACTGGGAAAAAGACAGTAACGTAAGTGAAAATAAAAAAACTTACTATGATTATCTTTATGATAAGAGAGATAGTAAGGCTTTTGATTAATGAAATTATGTTTATAGAAAAAGTTACTAGAAAATCTATGTTAATTAGACCAAGCGGGAGGAGTACTGATTTTATCAGTCCTTCCTTTGGTCATGGCTGTTTGTATAACTGTTCTTACTGTTATATGAAAAGACATAAGCCGGAAGGATTATCTGTAGCTACCAATACTATGGATATCCTGACAGAAATAAATTCACATGCATGGTTTGCTGATGTAGAGAAGCCTAATCAAACAGGAGATCTCATTACTTATGATATCTCATGTAATGAAGACTTTGCTCTACATGCTAAGTATCATGAATGGGAGAAGATCTTTGAGTTCTTCAGAGATCATCCGCTTGCTATGGGTTCATTTGCTACTAAATTTGTAAATAATGATCTATTAAAGTTTAATGCAGAAGGTAAGATTAGAATTAGATTCAGTCTTATGCCTGAAAAAATAAGGCAAATACTTGAACCTAATACAAGCACAATTGAAGAAAGGTTAAGAGCTGTAACAAACTTTTATATAGCTGGATATAATGTTCATGTGAATTTTAGTCCTGTAGTTGTATATGATAATTGGTTAGATGACTATAAAGATTTATTTGAGGGAATAAATTGGTATGCTGCAACACTTGATGACGGTAAGCCAGAAAATATTGCGTGGCAAAGATGTAAAGCTGAAGTAATATTTCTTACTCATAATGAGGATAAGCATCTGTATAATCTAGCTAATAATCTTCCTGGAGAAGATTTGTTATGGGTACCTAAAATACAAGAACAGAAAACATCTCAATATGGTGGAAAAAACATCAGGTATGAACATAATAGAAAAGCTAATTATATCAAACAGTTTGTTGAGTTACATGATGAGATAATTCCTTGGAATACTATCAGGTATATATTTTAACTTTGTACATGCTAAGATTACTACTCATATTATGTTTATTATATTCCTGTAAAACAGGCCCTAACTATGGTGTAAGAGTTACACCTGGAACAGTTGCTCAAAGACAAAAAGTAGTCAATAAACAGACTAAAAGAATGCAAAGAAAAATGAATAAAGCAAGAAAGAATTATGGGAACAAAAACCACTAGTCAAGAACTTTCTGAATTGTGTACATCTATAGCTACAGAACATTATAATTTTACTAAAGATAATGAAGGTGACAACATAAATTATATGTGGTACCTATATTCAGTAGGAGTGCATAAAGGTCACTACAGACCTTTTATTTTAATGGCAGAAATGAATCTATGTAAACACTTCCAATTAATTAACGAGGAAGAGTGTAAT